ATGGGTACGTTACGATGCAGATTTTACCTCTGGTACTACCAACATCGCCGTGTATTCAACTACACTTTCTTCTTTGACTCAATTTAATCTAAAAGATTTAGTTACTGTATCTTTTAGCTCTTCTGTTGGTCTTAACGTAACTGGTTCTGGTGCAAGAACACGTTTAGTTAGAAGATTATCACAACTTGGTGACGGTGTAACTACTGTCGGTGGTGGTTCTGCTCTTTCTAAAGCAAACGTTCACCTCGTATTTGCATCAGATACCGCTACTCTTGCCCAAGTTACTTCAGATGGTGCTGGTGTTGGTGGTGCAATAACCCTATCATTCGCACAAACTGACAACTTTGGTGGAACTGCTACCGCAGGTACTGCCAATGCTCTTGGTGCTGTCGTTGGAACAAGTGCATGGGGTCTTGAAGGTAACTCTTCTATCCCCGAAATCGACATCAAAGTTGATTCCGTAAGCGTAACTGCTATCACCAAGAAAATGAAAGCAAAATGGTCACCAGAACTTGGTCAAGACTTAAATGCTTATCACAACTTGGATGCAGAAGTTGAACTTACCTCGATTCTTTCGGAACAAATCGGTCTTGAAATTGACCGTGAAATTCTTGAAGACCTCGTAAAAGGTGCAACCGCTGGAACCTTCTATTGGGCACGTTCACCCGGTTTGTTTGTCAACAGACTAACTGGTGTTGAAGTTGGTGCTTCTTCGAAAGCTCCTGACTTCACTGGTAACGTCAGTATGTGGTATGAGACTCTTATCGAGACTCTAAACGACGTATCTGCTCAAATCCACAGAAAGACTCTTCGTGGTGGTGCAAACTTCGTTGTTTGTGGCCCAGAAACTGCTTCCATTCTCGAAATGACCGCAGGTTTCCGTGCAAGAATCGGTGTTGATGATGAGAAGGGTGAAGTTGGTGTTCAAAACGTTGGTGCAATTTCGAAGAAATGGGATGTATATGTTGATCCTTACTTCCTTCGTAACGTTTTACTAATCGGTCGTAAGGGATCTTCATTCCTTGAAAGCGGGTTCGTATATGCTCCTTACGTTCCTCTACAAGTCACTCCTACCATCTTTGGTATTGATGACTTCGTTCCCCGTAAAGGTGTCATGACCCGTTATGCCAAGAAAATGATCAGACCCGATATGTACGGTCTTGTTATTATCCGTGGTATGTTCGGTGAGTCTGGAGCCTAATGGCAATTAGCTGATTATCTATATTAGCTAAAAAGAACTTCCCTGTCGAAAGATAGGGAAGTTTCTTTTTTATTATACTACTTATTCTGTTGGTTTTATTATATCAATAATGGAGGGTTTTTAAAATGGGTTCAAAATTTAGCGTTTCAAGAATGAGAAAAGAGCTTGCTGCTCAAACAATGACAACTGTTACCACATCTGGTGATATTTCTGCTGGTGGTTTTTCTTTATATGATGTTGGCACATTAGCGGCGACCGGTACTTCTGTATCAAGCTCTGCACAAATTGTCAATCATGTTACAATGATTACAGACGCAAATAGTGCAAGGGGAGTACAACTTCCAACCGCAGTTACAAACGGAGAATTTTATGTAGTTGGAAACATCCTTTCCAATCAGATATTAAAACTTTATCCAAGTACAGGTTCACAGTTTAATGGTTTCCCTGCAAACCAAGCAATAAACATTACAGGCTCTGCTGCTGCACTTTGTTTTTATGCTTCTTCAAGTGCTGCAAATGCTTGGATTGTTGTAACACAAGGCACTTAATATTCTAACCTAAACTAAAAGTTTAGTTTTGTTTTTACAAGAACCCCTTTCCAAAAGAAAGGGGTTTCTTTATTTCTAAACTACTTATTCTGATAAGGAGTAAATTATCTAATGGCAGTTCCTACCTTAACTCCCGCCAGCACATTAAGTGCAATTGTATTACCATCTGCTGGTAATATATCAGAAGTAGCAGCAACATTACCTTTTGGTATATATTCAACTTCTGCTGCATTTTTATCTGGTGCTGTTGATCAAGTATCTTATGTATATAAGAAAATTGGTGGTGATGTATTAGATATTGAATTGACAACAGGAAATGTATATGCAGCTTATGAAGAAGCAGTATTAGAATATTCTTATCTTGTGAATCTTCATCAAGCAACTAATGCTTTACCTTCTTATCTTGGTAAAACAACAGGTTCATTTGATCAAGATGGAGAACTTGTTTCTGGTTCTGTACTTTATAATGCATTAAGTGGTAGTAGAGTAGAACTTGCTTATCCAAAATATAGTCTTGATTTTGTAAGAAATATTGGTAGAGCATTTGCCCTTGAAGGTGGATTATCTTCAAACGATCCAATATATTCTGCTTCGTTGAACACAGTTGTTGATATACAAGATTATGATATACAAAACATTATTGAATCTGCTTCTATTAATAATATTGATGCAGCGAGTGGGAAAGCTGTTCCTTTTGCTGGAAAGGTAGGAAATAAAAAAGTAATAATTAGAAAAGTATTTTATAAAACTCCAGCATCAATGTGGAGATTCTTTGGATATTATGGTGGTCTAAATACTGTCGGCAATTTATCTTCTTATGGACAATATGCCGATGATTCTTCTTTCGAAGTAATTCCAACTTGGCAGAACAAACTTCAAGCTATGGCTTATGAAACTTCGATTTACACAAGAAACTCGCACTATTCATTTGAGATTAAAAACAATAAATTAAGATTGTTTCCAGTTCCTACAATTGCTACTCCTTTAGCGTTTTGGATTGAGTTTACTATTCCAACTGATCCTTGGACAGAAAATGATAATGATCATAGTACTGGTGTAAATGGTATCAACAATATGAATACATTACCATTTGCAAATATTCCTTATAATAGTATCAATTCTATTGGTAAGCAATGGATTCGCAGATATGCTCTTGCAGTATGTAAAGAAATGCTTGGTCAAATTCGTTCCAAGTTTGCTACTTTACCTGTTCCGGGTGAGTCAATTACTCTAAATGGTACTGCTTTGTTATCAGAAGCAGCAACAGAAAAGAAAGATTTGAGGGATGAACTAAAAACAATATTAGCAGAAATGACTTATCCCAAAGTGGTTGAACAACAATCTGTAATGTCCGATAACCTTCAAAAAATTGAGCAGAAAATACCAATGCTTGTATTTGTAGGATAATTTATATGCAAAGACCAATAGATCCAAGAGAGTTTTCATTACCTTTATCTCCTTCTAATCTGGAGACAATTGATTATGCTGTATATGATTGGTTGAACGATAGAATAGACGTTCGTGCAGTAACACATAATGGGTATAATAAAATACCAATTATATGGGCTGCTGCCGAAAGAACATTTCAGATAAAGAATAATAAAGATATAAGGGATGATGGAGGACGTTTAATTCTTCCGCTAATATCTATTGAAAGAACCGCAACAACTCCATCTGCCACATTCAGAGGTAAGTATCAAGCTTCTATCCCTTCTGACAAAAACTATTATAGTGGTGGTGGAGTTGTTTCTATTGATACTTTGATACAACAAAATAAATCAACAGATTTTGCAAATGCAGAATCATTCAGAAAAGCAAAAGATTTTAATTCAAAATTCAAAAACAAAAAGATTGTTTATGAAATTATATCTGCACCTATTCCAGTACACATAAAATGTTCTTATTCAATAATCATTAGATCTAATTTTCAAGAACAAATGAATAGTATGGTTACTCAATTTGTAGCTGTCAATAGTCAATCAAGAGTATTCTCTATTAAAAGAGATGGTCATTCATATGAGTTACTTTATCCAACAGATTCTATTGTTACATTGAGTAATAATATAAAGAATATGCAGAATAATGAAAGAGATTATAAATCAGAAATTAAATTTGATGTTCTTGGATATATCTTCGGAGACAATGATCAATCCGATACTCCAAAAATAACTATAAGAGAAAGTTTAGTAGAATTTAAACTTCCAAGAGAAACTGTTATACTGAATAAACTTAAATAAGTATAATAATGGATTTTCGTATAAACAAGAACTATTTACTTGCAGATATTAAATTGTAAGGAGTTTATTACTAATGGCTGCATCCAAATTCCGTTTTCTCTCACCCGGTATCTACATCAATGAAGTAGATAAGTCCATAATCCCTGCCGCAGAAGTCGGCATTGGGCCAATCATAATCGGTAGATCCGAACATGGCCCCTCAATGCGTCCTGTACAAATTGCTTCTTATACAGATTTTGTAGCAGTATTTGGCGAACCAGTTCCGGGTAATATCGGTGGTGATGTTTGGAGAGATGGCAATTATACTGCTCCTACTTATGCTCCTTATGCAGCACAAGCTTATCTAAATGCGAATGTTGGCCCTATAACCTTCTTCCGTGTAACCGGTAAAGAAGATCCTGCTGCTGCTCCTTCTGGTAAAGCTGGCTGGCAAACTACCATAGCTACTGCAAGTGCAACCGTTGGTTCTAATGGTGGAGCTTATGGCTTATTTATTATCGCTTCTGGTTCTTCTACAAGCAATCTTACCGGCACCCTTGCCGCAATATGGTATATCAACAACGGTGGTTCTGTAACCCTTTCTGGCTCACAAAGAGGCACAGGTACACAAACTACCGGTAATGCTATATTACTTTCTTCTACTGGTGTCAATGCAGCATTTACCGCAATTGTCAAGAATTCTGCTGGTGCAGGTATACTTACAAGTTCATTTAACTTTGAACCTTCTTCCGATATTTATATCAGAAAAGTGTTCAATACTAATCCAATATTCACAAATAGCGTAGTTACTACAACTACCAATACTGAAAATTATTGGCTTGGTGAAACTTTCGAAAGATCGATTGAAGAAACCGTAGGTACAGTTTCTACTTTAGCTGCTGGTCAACAATATGGCGTTATCGTAGCTTTACAATCTGGCTCTTCGAACAAGGGCAATATGAGATTTGAATCGCAAGCCGCAGAATCTGGTTGGTTTATCTCACAAGATCTTGGCACCAATAATGCCACTTACGATCCTGTCAACATGGCAAAACTATTCAAAGTTGTTTCTCTTGACGATGGAGAATGGACTCAAAAGAATATCAAGATTTCTGTTATCGATATCAAAGATGCTCCAAATCCTGACATCTATCCTTATGGAACATTCACTATTCAAGTTAGACAAGCAAGCGATTTAGATAAATCAGCAGCAGTCATTGAGACTTTCTCTGGTCTAACTCTTGATCCAAATGCAGAAACTTATATTGGTAGAAGAATTGGTGATATATATTATAGTTGGGATGCTGTCAACAAACAACTAAATCAACTTGGTAACTATGGTAATAGCTCTAAATATATTAGAGTAGTTATAAATGAAGACGTTGATGCTGGTGCAACCGATAAGAGATACCTTCCATTCGGTGTTCTTGGTGGTATGAAGTTTAGAGGCTTCTCCCTGCATTCTGGTAGTGCCTATGCTTCTACCCTTGGTTCTGCTACCTCTGCTTCTGCACAGTTCACTGGTGCCTATGTCAAGGCAAATGCGGGCATTGTAGATACAAGAGGTTCAGCAGGAAACTTTGTCGATGTAGGAAACTTGGCTTTCACTGGTTCTTTCGTATTCCCATCTTATGCCCTTCGTGCAAGCGATACTGACCACGGTGGAAGATCAATAAAGAAAGCTTATTTTGGTGCAGACTTCCAACTTACCGATTCAAGCACAGTATTTGATGCTGGTGTTTCGGATCTTGCTTATGCTCTACCTTCTGACTTTGCAACTTTTGATGCAACTTCTTCTGCAACTGATTATTCATACAAGTTCTCATTAGACAACTTGATTGTAGCAAGAAACTCATCTGGTGTTGTAACCGGTCTGACTTATGCTGATGGTGCAAGAGTTGCAGGTACTTCTGCTACTGCTCTCTCTGGTGGTTATTCTTATGTTCTACAATCTGATGTAGTTCCTAAATTCACTGTTGCAATGTATGGTGGTTTTGATGGTTTCGATGTAACTGAAAAAGAACCTATAATCAACAACTATTATCTAAATGGTGGAACTGAAACTACTAATTATGCTTATCATACTCTTCAAAGATCATTAGATAGTATTGACGATGTAGACTTTGTTGAATGCAATTTAATTGCAATGCCCGGTGTCACAAATAGTGATCTAACACAAAATCTAATTGATGTCTGTTCAGATAGAACCGATTCATTAGCAATTGTTGATGTTGGTAACGATTATCAACCAATCTATGAAAATGTTGCATTGGATGCAGATTCCAGAAAACCCAATCCCCAACAAGCTTCTGACAATTTAGTTGCCAGAAATATAAATTCAAGTTATGGTTGTTCATTCTACCCATATGTTAGAATTCAAGATGAAGCTACTGCACAACAATTATTTGTCCCTCCTTCTGTTATTGCTCTTGGAACCTTTGCAAGTTCCGAAGCAGCTTCTGCTGTATGGTTTGCCCCAGCAGGATTCGTAAGAGGTGGATTGACTGCTGGTGCAGCAGGATTGAATGTTGTAGGTGTTTCTTACAGATTGGCTGCTACCGAAAGAGATACTTTGTACGAAGCAAATATCAATCCAATTGCATCATTCCCATCGGAAGGTTTGGTTGTATTTGGACAAAAGACTCTTCAAATCACTCCTTCTGCTCTTGATAGAATCAATGTTCGTAGATTGATGATTTATGTAAAGAGAGAAGTTACCAAGATTTCAAGAAACATTTTATTCGAACAAAATATCCAATCAACTTGGAAGAAATTTGAGAATAAAACTACTCAATTCCTTCGTGGTGTTGCCGCAAGAGGCGGAATAACAGAATACCTTGTCAAACTTGATGACACTACCACAACCCCAGACCTAATCGATAGAAATATCTTGTACGCAAAAGTGTATATCAAACCAGCAAGAGCAATAGAATTTATTGCAATTGACTTTGTTATTACACGTTCTGGTGCAACATTAGGAACTTAATACTATATAATATTGTAAGGGAGAATTAATAAAATGCCATTTTGGACAGCAGCATCAGAGGGCCAAGACCCAAAAAGAGAATCAAGATTCGTAGTATCTATTCAATCGCTAAACAGTACGGAAGGTATTGTTTGGTATGCTAAAACTTTCAGCAAACCACAAGCAACCGTAAAAGGGGTCAAACATAGATATTTAAATCACCAGTTTAGTTATCCCGGCTCTGTTGAGTGGACAGATTGTACCGTTGAATTTATTGATCCAACTGAACCCTATGATGCAGCAGGTTCTATTGCTCAATTATTAGTAGAAATGGGCTATCAAATCCCAAAAGATGGATCAGAGCCTCAGTTGATCAACATTTCTAAAAGAAAAAGCGTTGGTTCTCTTGGAGCCGTTTCGGTATCTTCTATCAATGATGAAGGTGAAGAAATCGAAACTTGGACATTACAACAACCTTGGGTTACCA